CTCTCTCTGTTCAGCCAGGAAATACTTTGAACGGTAGCGTAACTATTCGGGAAAATATTTTTTAAATGTGTAATCATTTATGAATGGCTAAACCTAAAAAATCAGTGGACGATTCTGTTGAGATTGGTTCAATGGAACGTAAGATAGACTTCAAACAGCGCAAATTTAAATTTTCTAATAAACAAAAAGAATTACTAGAACTTTGTCTCAATCCTGACACAAAAGCAATTTTCATCGCTGGACCAGCGGGTAGTAGTAAAACCTACATGGCAATCTATGCAGCGCTTAATTTGCTTGCTTCTAAAAGAGAGTTAGAAATGACTTATATTCGCAGCATTGCTGAAAGCGCGGATAAAGGCATTGGCAGTTTGCCAGGAGATGTAAACGAAAAGTTTCTCCCTTTCTCTATTCCGTTAGACGATAAGCTGGACGAGATTATTACTGCTCCTACAGCAATTAACATGAAAAAAGATGGGGTCATTGGAGTCATGCCAATTAACTTTGTTCGCGGCTCTAGCTGGACCAACAGAGTTGTTGTGGCGGATGAGTCTCAGAATTTTTCCCATAAGGAATTAGTAACTCTTATTACTCGTATCGGTGAAAACGCGAAACTCTTTGTTTGTGGGGATTTAATGCAGAGCGATATTCGCTTAAGCGGCTTTGAAGAAATGATTGAACTCTTTGACGATGAGGATAGTAAAGCAAGAGGTATTCATGTTTTTAAATTTGGAAATGAAGATATTTATCGTAGTGAAATTTTAAGATTTATCGTGGCTAAATTGGAGACTTTGCGCAAGCGTTAGTGTAAGTAGTTACATGCCTCCAAAAATCACATTCGACTGGTTTAGCGCTATCAAAACTGGGTTACTCGCCATCGCTGCGATTTCAGTTTTGTGGCTGAATACTAATTATGCTTCTGTGCCTGATTTAAAAAATGTAGAATTAAAAATAACTAAATCAGAAGAAAAAATTTTACTCTTAGACGAAAAATTAAAATCTATAGTTGAATTAATCAATACCAAACTTGATTATATTAAGCGAGATACGGACGAAATTAAAAAGAAGATAGAACAAATAAAATAACTTATGGCCTCATGTTTTTGTACTAGTTGTGGAAGTAAAATGGAGTATAGCTTTGCTGCTCCAAATTTTTGCGGTAAATGTGGTACAAAATTAAATGCTTCTGCGGCATCACCAATCAATGCTTCTGTTTCTAAAGTGCAAAAGAACTTCTCAAAAGAAGATGAAGACTTTGATGATGAAGACGAAGAAGGGGGTAATGGAGATTTCTCAAATGCGAGAGAGGTTCCAGTAATCAGAAGTTTTGCTTATGAAATCGAACACGAACTTGGTAATCGTACATACAAATTAGGGGATTTATTTGGTAGTCCTCAACCTCCTGATAGAAAAAGTCGCTCCGTCTCTCTAGATGACTTTAAAAACAGAGATGGGCGCAACAAATAAAATTTCTTTCGAGGAAAAACTACCAATAATTGCAACTGAAATTCGGAAACGAAAAAATAAGTGGCAACTAAGCATTCTCAAATGGCTATCGTTTGAGGATGTCGAACAAATTATTACTATCCACATCTATAAGAAGTGGGACATGTGGAATCAACAGAAACCTCTTGAGCCTTGGATTTCTCGCATCATTTCTAATCAGATTAGAAACTTGATTCGTAATAATTATACAAATTATGTTAAGCCGTGCGCTAGTTGCGTACACAATCTAGGAGACGATCACTGCTCTCTTAACCTAAGTGGTATTCAAACAAAAGAATGCTCACTGTATGGTAGTTGGGAGAAAAGCAAAAAGCATGGATACAATATCAAACTACCTTTAGAGTTGGAAAACCATGCTCGCGAAGTGGAGAATATTTCTAGCCATAATTTAGACTTTGACGAAGCTGTATTATCTCTTAATGGCGAAATGAAAAAGATTTTATCGGCTAACTATTATACTGCTTATTGTATGCTGTTTTTCGAAAAGAAAAGCGATGAAGAAGTCGCCGTTTTCTTGGGCTATCGCTGTAATGAAAAAAATCGCAAAATAGGATACAAGCAAATTAAAAATCTAAAAAAACTCTTTAGAGATAAGGCTATTGAGATTCTAAAAAATAAAGATATTATATGAACGAATTAACTCCTGAACAAGAAAAGTTTATTCGCGACAATTATATTAAGATGTCGGATTTAAACGAGCTTACCTGTAATTGCTTTAACGACTCCTCCCTTGACGGCAGAACAAAAGAGGGCCGTTTAGTGCGTAAGTTTTTAATTGATAATAAATTCCAATACAGCACTTCTAAAAAAGTCAAAAGCGATGAGATTGGTTTAAGTAATTCTCAAAAAGAATTTATTTTGCTTCAAACACAATCTGGAGTCTCTTCTTTTAGAATTGCTGAGATGGTCTTTAGCGATAGAGAGGTGAAAAAACTCGGCTTAGAACAACGCGCTGTTTTAGACTACATTCGCTCCGTTAATCCAGACTTTGTTATTGGTAGCGAGAGCGCTTCTCTCACAGAGTATTCTCCACCAAAAGCTTTTGGTAGAATTCTAAAGAAAATTAATGATGCTACTGGTTTAAAACTAGAAGAAGATAAAGTCTCTCGACAATACCGCATGTGCGTGGATAAGCTAGGTATTAATCTAGCTAATTCGCGCTTTGTAGCAATTATTAATAATTATATTTCTGGTAAAGATCGTTATTTGTTTGAAGAAGAATTTGTACGCTTGACTTGGGATAAGCCAGACTTATCCGCAGATGAATTAAATCTTTACATGAATGTTTGTAAAGAAATCATTAACCTAGAAGTTATTGGCAAACATTTAAATAAATTAAATGACCAGTTTGACGATATTGATGACCAGCAAGATATGACTGTTCGTTTAGCGGAAATTATTAAAGCTAAATCTGGCGAGTATCATCAGTGCGAGGGGCGAATTGAAAACTTAACCAAAAAGCTTCAAGGTGATCGCGCCGAAAGAATGAAAAGCAAGTTTAAAGATAACGCATCAATCATTTCTTTAGTTCAGTTATTCCAAGACGAGGAAGAGCGCAAGAATATGGTGAATATCGCGGAGATGCAAAAACAAATCGTTTCAGACGAGGCTAATCGTTTAGAGAGTATGGGAGAATGGAAGGCAAGAGTCTTGGGGGTGGCAAAAGAAGATGTCATTTAATTGTTTAGAATGCAGTAATGAGTTTGACTCAGAGAGAAGTCTTCATGCTCACATCAAGAAGCATGATATGTTTCTTCATGATTACTATACCAAACACTATCCTCGCAGGGATTTGCTTACAAATGATTTGTTGCCTTTTAAAAATAAAGAGCAGTATTTTAATACTTATTTTTTGAACAGAAATAATCAGCAAGCTTTCTTCTCCAATAAATTTAGTCAAGATTGGGAATGCTGTTCTGTTCTAATGAATATTTTAGAGTCTAAAATCAAAGATGGTGTGGCTCCAAGCGAGGTTGAGCTACAGAGTTATAATTTACCTACGATTTCTGTATATAAAAGATTTTTCAATAGTTATGGAGAGGCTTGTAAGAATGTTAATGCATCTCTAAAATTTTCTGCTCATATCCCAAAAGACTTCTCTAATAAAATTGATGCGAAAATCTTTATTGACACTAGAGAGCAGCAGCCTTTAGATTTTGTTAATAGCGAAGCGATGAAGTTAGACTTAGGAGACTACGCTATAGAAAACCAATACTTTAGCTATACGTTCGTCGATAGAAAGAGCGAGGGTGATTTCAAGTCTACACTCAGCCAAGACAATCTAGACCGCTTTAAACGCGAACTGGAGCGTGCGCGTGAACAAAGCTCTTTTATTTTTATTGTTGTGGAGAGTGATATGGATCAAATTGAGAAAAACAATACAAGAACTTCTCACAAATGCAACCTCTCATATATCTACCATAACATGAGAGCTATTCAAAATGAATTTAAAGACTGTTGTCAGTTTGTATTTTCTGGTAGTAGAGAAAACAGCCAAAAGCTTATTCCTAGAATCCTGTTTCATGGTAGAAAATTATGGAACGTGGATTTACAATTTTATATTAACCAAGGAGCACTAAATGGCGTGGATTGAAGGAAATCAAAAACGGAGACAACATTTCAAGAACATTAATAATGAGATTCTTGCAATGGAAGGTTATCTTGAAGAGAAGGATGCCAAGATACTATTCTATAAATTCTTAAAAGAGAATCCGTCTTTTACTTGCGAGCTACTAACTGGAGTTAAGCTCTTTCCGTTTCAGCACATGGCGATTAAATCTATGATGCTTACTGATTATTTCTTAGGTATCTGGAGTCGTGGTCAAAGTAAGTCGTTCACTACAGGAGTGTTTGCTGCTCTAGACGCTGTGCTACATCAGGGTGTGCATATAGGCATTATCTCTAAGTCGTTTCGACAAAGCCGAATGATCTTTAATAAGATTGAAGACATTATGAAAACTCCTAAAGCTTCTATGTTTGCGGAGGCTGTAACGAGAGTTTCTAAAAACAATGATCAGTGGGTTATGGAAATTGGACGAAGTAAAATCACGGCACTTCCACTAGGTGATGGTGAAAAGCTGCGCGGTTTCCGTTTCCAAAGAATGATTATTGACGAGTTCTTGCTTATGCCTGAGCGAATCTATAACGAAGTTATTGTTCCTTTCCTTTCTGTTGTGGAAAACCCTACAGAGAGGCAAGAGATCTATAATCTCGAAAGTCAATTGATTGACAAAGGAGAAATGAGAGAAGAGGATAGAAAACAGTGGCCAAACAATAAAATTATTGGTTTGTCTTCTGCGTCTTACAAGTTTGAATACTTATATAAATTATATCAACGTTACGAGAGCTTGATTTTAACTCCTGAAAAGTCAGATATTGCTCATCGAGTTATTATGCATTTAAGCTATGACTGTGCGCCTACTCAACTATACGATCAGTCATTAATCCAGCAAGCAAAATCAACAATGAGCCAATCTCAGTTTGATCGAGAGTTTGGATCTTTATTTACTGATGATTCTAGTGGGTATTTCAAGGTTAGCAAAATGGCGGCTTGCACAGTTATTGATGGAGAGGGCCAAGCAGTTGAAATCGCAGGAGAACCTAACGACGAATACCTGTTGTCTTTTGACCCATCTTGGTCTGAGAGTGAGAGTTCAGATGACTTTGCTATGCATGTCTTTAAACTTAATAAAGATACCAGAAAAGCTACTCTTGTTCATAGCTATGCTATGCCTGGCACTGCGTTAAAGGAGCATATATTTTACTTCCTTTATCTTTTGACTCATTTTAATGTTGTGTGTGTTATTGGAGATTACAACGGTGGTGTCCAATTTTTAAACGCTGCTAATGAGAGCGAAATGTTTAAAGAGGCTGGAGTTAAAATTAATTTATTTGATGCTGACTTTGATAATGTTCAGGATTATCAAACAGCTTTAAGAGATGCGCGAAATCAATACAATTTGGATGAAAAGAAAATCTGTTATCTGCGCAAACCTACTTCAACTTGGATTCGTTCTGCGAACGAAATGTTGCAATCGTCCATTGACCACAAAAGTATCTGGTTTGCTTCTTCTGCGATTAATGATGACTATCAGCGTCAACGTTCTAAGAAGGTTCCAATTGATAAAATAAAATTCTCTCGTTTTATTGATGCAGATGAAAAAAATTCTGCTGCTAAAATGATTGATTTCATTGAACACCAGAAAGACATGATTGATCTTACCAAAGCTCAATGTGCTTTGATTCAAATTTCTAGTTCAGCGCAAGGCACTCAGTCTTTTGATTTACCTCCTAACCTTCGCCGTCAATCTGGTCCAGATAAGGCTAGACGAGATTCTTATTCCGCCCTTGTCTTAGGCAATTGGATGGTCCAAACATACTTTGATATTATGAGTCAAAATCAAGAAGAAGAAACTATGACTACATTTGAGCCAATGTTCT